GAGTTCCTAGAGGCATCTACTCATGAGGGGACCGGTAAGCCTGACTGGGAAGGTACTGGGTCAAAGTCTAAGACTATCAAGATGTGGATTGATGCCTATAAAAAAATCAAGGGCGGATCTGCAAGTGTACAGCGCGGTCGTGTAATTACTAGCACCGCCGAAGCAATGAATGCTGGCCTCCGAACATCTACCACTAGGGCTGCTGACTGGCAAGTAGGGGATTACCTTGACTTTAGCCAGGATGGAGTTAAGGGATTCTGGAAAATCAAGGGATACAAGAAGTACAACTTTAATAACCCGGCAGATGTTTCTGCCTGGGAGTCAACAGAAGGTTGGAACTTTGAAAGAATCAAACAGCAGGGCGGCAAACTCCTAAGCCAGCTTATTAAACCTGACTCAAGAACCTTCATCCTTGAGAGAGTTGATACACTTCCAGCTGGTGCAAAAGCAATCAAGCAGGGGATGCGGTACAAGTATGGACCAGACGGTACAACCTTTGACTCGTCCTTTACTAAGCTAGGTGGTGTAGCCCCCGAACAAAACACAACGGCGTCCGACCCACTTAGCGAGCTGTCAAGGCTCGAAGCTGAGGTCAACGCACTCCCACAAGACACTAGCTCGGATGCGCCGGTCGATGCAGGGGTCCAGGGTAGAACAGCAGTATCTAGAGAAGCTGTCGTAAGGGTCCAGCAGCAGTCTCAAAAAGAGGACACCAGGCCTTCCGTTAGAAGGGCAAAGAGGGGCCGTGACAAGGCTAGGTTAATTGAATTTATGTCACAGCCGCATTCTGGTGCAGACAGAATCTATGACCTATACGTGTCTAGGGTTATTGGTGATACTGATTCAAAGGGCAGGCTAAAAGCCCTAGACTCAGCTGCTGACCCAGTTGCTAAAAACCGTGGCCGACAGGCTGTGCGTAGCGACTTCTTGCATCAAATGATGAACTACTTGCAATCTAGCACGCCAAGGGTAGAGGCGGAAAGGGAAGCATTCCGCGAGATCCTACGAACTATGGGCATGCTAAGTGATGCTGAAAGAATTGGATTTGAAACCAAGATTGGCAGCTACAAGGACCCATTTGGTCCTCCATCCTTTGCCGCGCCTGGTAGCAAGGTTACACCTGAGCTAGCAGAGAGAAACAACACCCAGCGAGACCTGTTGGCTTTGCAAGAGATTGGCGACATCATCAAAAAGTTCCACAGGAGCGGACGGATTGGTGTTCTAAATCATCCTGACTATGCACAGTTTATCAAGTGGGGCCTTGACACTGTTCAGGCCTATAACACTGAGCTTACCACTGGAATTCGTGAAGACTTTAACCCAACACGAGAAAGGTCTTTTGTAAGCTCTATTACTGATCTTGATGAAAAAGATATTGACGAAATGGACAAGGAGAAGCTAAGGGATCTTATTCGAGAGGTAACAGGAGACCCTACACTAGATATCCCGGACGAAGCATTCGACGACCTCAGAAAGGGAATATCAGTAAAGGGTTGGTCTGATGACCATCGTACAGCAGGGGTATCTGTTAGCCTGGCTGATCTCATTAACTACAGGAAGCGCGGTCAGCGACGCTATGCCCTAGACAGGCTTGGCCTTATCGATCCCAAGTGGCAAGACGTAGACGCCCTTGGTCTTGACCTTCCAGTGTTCTCTAATGCCAATCACCCTACCGGAGCGTCTGCCGCTGCTATTTCATTTAATATTAGTACCGACACCACCTCTGGAACGCAAACATCTGGGTCTTTAGTTCCTAGAAATATTGGCGCAGAGATTGATGCGACTAGAGCTCTAAAGAAGTATTTAAAGTCAAGGCTCCCAAACAAAGCAGATCTCCCTGGACAGTTTGGTACATGGGGAGCAAAAAGCTCTGAGCAGGCTGCAGCTCTTGCCGGCGGAGGATCTCCGTCGTCAGAGCTTGGCATTATGCTGCAGGCCGACGATAACTCACCTTCAATTAAGCTCAGCAGGACAATTCCATATACCACAGACTATGATCAAGTAGAAGCTATTCGAAACACTGTCCTAGGTGAGCTTCCGTCAGAAAAGATGGTTATGATTTCTATCGGAAAAGGAATGACCATGCAGGGTATGATTGGCCTTGCTGATGGGTCAACGTTTGACGTGTCAGAACGATTCGTTATTATGGATGCTTTGGACCCAAGGGTTAAAGAAATTCTGACCAAGCTTGGAAATCAAGGTTCTGTAAGCAGCCCATTCCGGATTGGTGAAGCTGTAAAATATCCTGTTGGATCTATAAGCTCAGGAGAGCACGAGTTCATTAAATTCGATGTAGACCCAATTGTTTATCCTGCCGTTAGGCACAGCATTCCATTGCGAACTCCGCCAACAAAGCAATACCCATTCGGATGGGCCCCTAGGGGCGTATACTACCCAGATAATTTTGATGGGTTTGGGTCTGATAGAACAGTAAGAAGTTTCGATAAGTCAGAGCCAGGAAACGACCCTGACGTAATCTCTACAAGGATTATGCCTACCGGAGAAGGCGGCGATACGTATCCAAGAATTGGTGAGTACATTGACGGATACCAGTTCGGAAACTTAATTGACGAAGACCCACAGCTGTATGCAGAAGTTGGGCGTCCAGATCTTGGCCAAGACATGCCAGGAGAAATACGGCGAGGGTTTGAAACAACTCGTGCAATTCAAAATGAAGAAGCTGCCGGGATCCCATACCAAGATTCAACAAAGGTTGACGCTGGATCTGAGGGAGAGATGGGGTTGATGCAGGAATCTCTTCTTCCAATTCAGGGGGCAAGGCAGCAAACACGTCCACAGCGATCAGTTGCCATTACCACAAAGCCGTCTGATCCAAATAATGCTGAGCCTTTTTATGAAGCAGATCGCCAAGCTGCGGTTGGGGATCTAACACGCGCTGGCAGCCAACCACAGCCAGCTGACAGAACAATACTGGAAAGAATGCAAGACCAAGCTGCCGGTGGCAGGGGGAATATTGGCAAGGAGATTGCAAAGAACCTACAGCCCCTATACGTTCAGAGCGTCGGGCAGCCTGGGGACACAGATCTAGAGACGGCCCCTAGGTTCCACGGAGACTACGATGGCGCAGACCTATACGACGAGCTTGAACCGGATAGGGTCTACCGTGAGGCAAGCGACTTTGCGGAGTCAATGCTAAGGGTCGAAGAGGAGACATCTGTTCGATCTAGTGATATTGAGTCCCTACTTCCTACTGAGATCGTTGATGCGACACCAGAAGAAATTGCAGACATTGCAAAACTTCAATCTCGTCTTATCTTTATGATCCGTCGCCGCGCTGTTAAGTCTGCGATGATAACAACCACTGGAGAAAACATTAGCCCAGACCAGGCCAAGGCAAACCGAGACCTTACCGGTATTAAAGAATCCTCTATTAAAACTGTAAAGATTCGAGAGTTCCTAGTAAATAGCGGACTTGAAGCAGCAGAGTTAGACTCACTTATCCGAAAGGACGTCGTGCCCGCGTTTGACTATCTAGGTCCTGACCGAAGGTACTGGACTCCAATGCTTGTGGAGTATGACCCTAAGGTAGTTATTTCTAGCGAAGGCAAATATGGAAACACCAGGTATGTCCAGATCAACCCGGCACCAGGAGACGAGCAGGTTGCAGAAGCCGCACAGGAACTATACCAGGCGATTGCAGATCTAGACGCAGGGGTTAGGTTGTCTGATCAAGCTCCAATTTCATTTGAGGGATACGTTGCTCAAAGCGCGGCAAAGACAGCAGAGCTAGGTACGGCGGCGGCTGATATCGGAGTGGATGCTCCAGACGTCGCTGATTCCGCTGCAGAGACCAGGTCTGTGTCTGGCGCCATTGGGTCACTAACTGACAGCGGAAGTAAAACTGCCTCCAAGATGATTAAGTTTGTTTTTGACAACGTAGAAGACACCAAGCAAAGGGCCATGCTAGTCGAGATGCTTAGGGTGGGCCCAGAGTCGTTTGCTGATTTTATGGGGGCCGATGAATTTGTTCTTCAAGATCTTGATGCTGAAGGCAGGAGTCTTCCAGCCTTTCCTGATGAGTGGGCATTAGTTACCGGCAGACGAGGTATGCTTAAAGATGAATGGCAAAGGGGCAGTGGGTCTGACGTTGAGAAGTCACTTCAGGCGTCATGGGAAAAATATGTTATAAAGAGTGACTACAGGAACACTGTTGAGGTTCTAAATAACCTGGTTAGGAAGTTTGCACAAGACAACATCGGAGAGCTTGTTCTTCCTACTAGCGTCAGGGGAAAGCTTAAGACAACTAGCCCTGACGCAGAAAAGATGATCAAGATGGCTGTTTCTAAGCTAGGAAAGCTTAGCCCAGAAGACAGGAAAGCCGCTATCGAGATGGCGCTTGAGGCAAACGCAAGGCACCTTGCCGGAGACCTAGACGGAGACGGCTATGTTTCTATCATCCGTGATGTCATTAACATGGATAAGATTCTCAGCACAATTCAAGATGGGTTTAATGAAAATGGCGGACAGCTTATTGTTAATAACCAGATGTTCCTAGACCAAACTGGTGTTATCAGAATGCCTGCAGTTCGTGGAAGGGGACTTAGGGAGATTAGCGAGCCGGAGCTAGTTCAATTAATTGCAGAAACTCCACATGTCATGGAGTCTCAGGTTTTGCAAGAGCTAATGAAAACAACCAGGCTAACTTTAGTGTTCGATCAGGATAAGAAAGTTATTTTCCTTGCCAAAGCAGATGTAGATAAAAGGACAGGCAGGGTTAAAAAGGTTCATTTCGATGCAAAAATTAAAACATCTAGGAGTGGTGGTGTAGGGCTTACTAAGGCTCTTGAAGCCTTTTCCAAGTTTGGAGCAGATAGAACTATGTCAATTGAACCTGTTGAAGAGATTAACGATACAGGTTTGACAACTCTATTAGGAGACACAAGAGAGGGCTATGACAAACCGTATACCGTAGATATTTCTCCTGGAATGATGTCTAAATTTGCAACAATTATTGGTAGAGCTAATGGATTTAGAGACAGGAAAGACTCTATAAAGGAAAGTGTTCTTTCCTATGCTGTAGACGTAGGATTTAGAATCTCACAACTTGGAAAAATCAAAAGGTTCCTAGCTTCCCAGGGCGTTGAAATGCCGTACGATGATTACGAAATTTCACCTGAGGGTCAGGCCGACAAGGTAATTGAAGTTATTCGTGCAGATAAAGACGACAGTGTAGCTAAGGGTAGGGTAATGCAAATTACCGGACCTCTTGGTAGGCTGACGCGGAAGGCCGGAGAGTACGAAGACTTAGGCGCTATTAAGAATTTCAGGATCAGGAAAGTCAGAGAGCGAGCTACCAGGATTATTGAAAAGCTACAGGCTGAATTGAAGACATACGATAAAGAAAATAAGTCACCTAGGTATAATGGGGATCTTCTTCAAGGGCCTGAGATGGATAGGAGCAAATTTGAAACTCCTGAAGTAAGAAAAATCCTCGATACAATAGACGCCGTACAGGAAGCCGCCCGACAGCAGATATCAGATATTATGGTTGAGGATGCCTCACTTGACAGGATGACTCCTACCGGTATCACTGCCCTGGGGAGGGAAGCTACCGGCGTAGAGAGGACGCAAGAATTTGTTGACCCTATGCTGGACTCAGCAATTGAGGGTGGTCAATCTATTGGCCTGAACACTGTTCCTACAAGAGATGGTAGAAAACTTCCAGTTAACTATAGGACTGTTGACGAAAAAAGGACAAACTACACAAAGGACGATGTAGCGCTTTTCCGTAGGATTAGGGCAATTCAGCGACAGGGGAATATCGGCAAGATGACTCTTGGGGCAGGCGCAGTAGGGATTGGTCTTGGACTCGCATCTAATGCTATCACAAATAGGATCCAGTTTGGAGACCAGGGTGACGAGATCACACAGGCTAACCTTGCACCGTCAGTTGCGCTTGAGGCTATTGGGGCTGTTAATAACACCGCAGGTGCCGTGGCAAACCTAGGCTGGGTAGCAATGAACCGTGGCGACATGCTCAGGGCTATGGTAAACCTGTTTGGGTCACTCGGTGGAGGTATTATTGGTGGGGCAGCTGGCGCATTGACTGGAAACCCATTTGTTGCAGGAGCAGGAGCCTTTGTTGGCAGTAATGCTGGGTCGGTTGCCACCGATACCCTGTACTCTGCCATTACCGGGAACAATGGTATGCAGCAGATGCCTGCAAACGTAGCAACTTCGACTCCGGATAGCCAACAGCCAGCAGAATACAAGCCAGAGAAGGACTTATTTGATATTTATGGAGAGAGGGTATAGATGAGAAGCATTTCAGAGCTACAGGACTACGTAAACAGGGCAGCTACCATCCTTGGGCTTGCCCATTGGAAGGTAGAGGTGTCTAAGCACCCCTGCGAGGAGGACAGTTGGGCTGATATCGAGGTAAGCGACAACCTTTGGACCGCCACGCTACGTGTCTCCTCTGAGTTCTGGACCCTTGACAACACTGAGAAGCGCCGTGTGATCGCCCATGAGCTACTTCACGTCCACTATGCTGGGGCTGAAAGGGCAATCGAGTCACTTGAGGGGGTGCTGGGCCGGGAGGGGTACGAGATCATCTCCAATGTCTTCAATGTGGAGGTAGAACGTGCGGCAGATGCCCTATCTACCCCTGTATCTAGGCTGCTTCCACCTATCGATGAGGTTAACACTTGACAAAAGTGGATATATATGAGGGATATTTAAAGGAGAACTATGGCTAGACTACGCTTTGGACGCCCAATTTCGCTTCGCTGGAACGGACTACTCCTTGAGGGTCCGGCAAACACCGTGTTCGAGATTCCAGACGAGTTCTATGAGGAGTTTAATCAGGACATTGGTACAGTTGAGCCTACTATCGTATGGCTTGACACGGATGAGGGATCTACCCTGCGAGGCCGTGTTACTGATCTTGAGGCAGACAAGGTGTCTAAGACCATTGTGGACGCAAAGGGAGATCTTATCGTTGGCACAGCAGCCGACACTGTCTCACGTCTTGCTGTATCAGCTACAAATGGACACGTGCTATCAGCTGACAGCACAGCAGCCACAGGCCTTTCCTGGGTTGCCCAGTCAAGTGGCGTCTCTGCCGTGGGTGGAACAGGTCCAATCTCTGTTTCAACTGTAAGTGGAACTGCTACAGTCTCAGTATCTTCCGCTTCTACAAGTGCTGCTGGTACAGTTCAACTCAGTGACGCCACCAATGTCACGAGCAGCATCCTTGCCGCCACCCCAACGGCGGTGAAGTCAGCCTATGACCGAGGATCAACAGGGGTCACCAATGCCGCTACAGCACAGGCTAAGGCTGATACGGCAGTTCAGGCTGACGCACTCTCATATCTTCTGTATCAATCGTCTAGTGTTATTGCAACAACTCCAAGATGGCTCCTCACGACATCCAGTGCATCATTTGCTTCTGGGACTATATACTGGAGTTTACTTGCACCACATAAGAATTTTACTGTCACCAATATAGCATTCCAGGGTTCTAGCAACGCTTTTTCTGCACTTACACTTTGTCGTTTTGGAATCTACACACGAAGCGGATCAACCTTCACATTGGTTGCTAGAACTGCCTCAGACACATCAATTTTTTCTACAGCAAACACTAAATATACACGGGCACTTGATACAACTGGTGGATACCCAGCAACATACACACTCACCGCTGGATCTGAATACTTTATTGCAGTTATAGCAGTTGGAACTAATATGGGAACTGTTTTATCGTCTGCAGCCAGGGCAGCAACCGCTGCTGTAAACGCAACTGGCTATCCATATTATGTAGTATTAACACAATCAGACCTAACAGCATCAGTTGATCGTGGGGCGCTAAATAGTACAATCTCTGCTTTCTATGCGGAGGTATCATAATGGCAGTCATCACTGAACCAGCCTACCTAGACCCAGAGACTGGGATGCTTGTGGAGATCGTGCGAGACGCTGAGACTGGGAAGGTCATCGGCAAGAACGAGCGATACCCTGATCCAGAGCCAGAAGTTGAAAATCCTGAGTAAGTGCGCAGTATGCGCACATCCAATGGTTGATGTAATCAACCGTAAGATGACAGAGGGTATCTCTGACCAGAAGGTGTCTGACTGGCTTAAGGCTGAGAGCAGCTACATTAGCCGCATTACTCTAGGAAATCACCGCAGGCAGCACATGACAGTTGAGCACGTTAAGGCACGACAGGAGCTTACTAAGAACATCCAGAGCGCTATCAGGGTTGAGACTACAAATGGGGATTTGGCTCGCCTGGTTAGCACATATGTTTATAAGATGGTCGAGAATGGGGACGTAATCCCAACTCTCTCTGAGGGCCTCAGGGCTCAGGAAATGATTGACCGACGTAAGGAAAAGAACGCTGACCGTGAACTGGCCATCTCGATGGCTGGAATCCTAGGTGGCGGATATTTGGTAGAAGGTACAGCAATGGAGGTCATGGATGAGCAAGGAGCTTAAGTCCACGCTGGCGTCATGGGGACGCTCATTCTTGGCTGCATGCCTGGCGCAATGGATTGCGCTTGGGGGCAGCGCATTTGACTCTGACGCTAATACCGTTAAGTCAGTCGTAGCAGCCGGCTTAGCTGCAATTCTGCCAGTGGTTATCCGCTGGCTCAATCCAAACGATAAAGCGTTCGGGCACAAGGGAGAAGATGAAGATGCCAACAGCTAAAAAGAAGAAGATGGAAACTAAAAACTCATCAATTAAATCTGGAGTCTTTAGTCGCAGCACTGACTCTAAGGGAAACGTAGTTACTAAGAGCACTCGAGGCTACCACATCAAGGCTCGCGCTGGTGACAAGACAGTCACAAACAAGAAGGGCGAAAAGGTTGTCGTTCGAAAGAATGGCAATCGAGTTGTAACAAAGGCTGATGGCACTGTAGTTCGCAAGAAGGTTAACGGCAATAAGGTAATTACAACCTCTCGAATGAAGCCAACTCCTCGCGCAACTGGACCATACGTTAGCGCTCCAACGTACCAGTACTCGCCTCGTAGCACTATGGAGGGCACAACTACTGGTCGTGAAGGACTTACTGATACTCCTGCTAGCGGATATGGCCGTGGTATGCCTAAGCCAGGAAAGAAGAAGGTCTTACCTAAGCCAAAGCCAAAGCCTGGCGTTAAGCCAAAGCTTGGTGCACGATAATGCCCGGCAAGAAGAAGATGCCAGCTTTCCTTCTAGAGAAGTATGGAAACAAGGTAGAGAAGTACAAGAGCAAGGCCGCTAAGAACAAGCACGAAAAGAAGGAAGGCAAGAAGGGCGAGAAGAGCGAGAAGGCCATGGCAGCCCGATTCAAGAAGGGTCCTAAGGGTGGAAAGACACTACGAGGGAACCGCTCAACCGCACAGCGTGGCTAAGACAGCCGCATGGACTCGCAAGGAGGGCAAGAGCCCTTCTGGCGGCCTGAATGCTAAGGGGCGTGCCAGCTATAAAGGCGGCACGCTCAAGGCTCCGGTTAAGTCCGGAGACAATCCGCGAAGGGCTTCGTTCCTGGCTCGCATGGGTAACATGCCCGGGCCAGAGCGGGACTCAAAGGGACGCCCAACGCGGCTACTACTCTCACTCCAAGCTTGGGGAGCAAGCAGCAAGGCAGATGCCAAGGCTAAGGCCAAGGCAATTAGCGCAAGGAATAAATGAATCTTACTACTGAGATTGCTCAAGATCTAGCCAGAGGCAGAGCCGACATCGGTTTCTTCGCCTCTCGTTGGCTTGGGATCAATCTCAACCCTGGCCAGCTTGCTTGGCTCCAGGGGATGTCAGCCAGGGATGAGACAGGGTACAGGCCCAAGTACCTGACCACTGTCTGCTCCGCTGGCAATCGAGCGGGTAAGACGCTTGGAATGGCTGTGGGCATCCTGCACTCTGCCACATACAAGCTAGGGCTTCGCCCATCGGAACTGAACAACCAGGCCGACGCTGAGCGTTGGACTACGGAGCCCTATGAGTGGTACCACATCGGCATCCAGCAGGAGACTGCTGAGTTGGTGCATCGTGAGCTTTCTATGGTTTTCCAAGGCTCGCACCCAGCCCAACGCGGTAGGGGATGTCCGATTATTAAGGAGCTAGGTCCAGTGTACATCTTTGACAAAAAGTACCGTGGAGAATACCTGTGGATTAAGATCCACCCTGTATTCGGCGGAGCTAACATCCACTTCCGCACAACCCAGGACAAGGCTAAGGCCCTGCTTGGAAAGGACATGAATGGAATTTCATTTGACGAAGCCGCGTTTGAGCCTCACCTTCTGATGATCTATCAGGAAGTTCTCAACCTGCGCCGCCTATCCACCGGTGGACAGCTGCACTTCATTGGCACACCTACAGAAGGAATCAACGACTACGCAGACCTATGGGAGCTTGGCAATCCTAAGAACCCAAACAAGGACGATCAGTTTATGAGCTTCCGACTATCTACCCGCGACAACGTAGGGTTTGGACTAAACTCGCAAACCTTTGAATCAATCGTTCGCCAGCAGGCTGAGTACCTGGTGCCGCAGAACATTGATGGTTTCTTCATCGAGGCACGAGATGCATACTTCAACGCTGAGATGGTTGATGGATGCTTTGTAGAGTTTGAAGACGAGCAGCCCCCTACCGCAAAGCGACGATACGCACAGGGAGTAGACCCAGGTATTTCCTCTGATGCAACCTGGGCAGTAACTATTGATTACACTGATCGACAGATGATGGTAGGGGTTCGATGCCGACGCAAGATTGGAAAGCAGACTATCCCCGCAGTCATCAACATGGTGCGAGAGGGACACCTGCTATACACACAGGATGGGGCAACGTGCACAACTATCGTTGACTCAACTGGCTTCGGTGGCAAGCTGTTTCGACAGGAGTTTAGCATCATCAAGCCACTACGAGACTACGACTTCGGCGGTACTAAGGCAAAGAAGCTAGAGCTACTTGGTGACCTTAAGGCTGTCATTGACCGTGGTCAACTTAAGCTTCCTCGTACAGGTGTATGGATGGAACTTCGACGACAGCTACTTGGATACAAGCTTGCTGACAAGAATCTTTCAACAGACGCCGTGATGGCACTTGCCCTCTCGGTCAGGCACGCTACGCGCAATCCTTCCAACCCGGTTGAGAAGCCTGTGTTTAGCTACTTTGGGGAGTATGTATCATAATGGCAAAAGGCAAGGGACTTAGGAAGCTACCAGGCTCATTCGTCAATGGGAAGCCGCAGCCTTCCCTGTACACTGACGACCCGGCTGTAGCACCAGCCAGCACAATCAGGGACATCGGCGCCAACTTTGAGAAGGCGCGACAGGCCATGAAGGGCAAGCCGTCTAAGCTTAACCAGAACGGTGGAAACGTAGTAGCTAGCATCTCCCCTGCTAACACTGACGCCCCTGACGCTGCAATTGCTGCTATCAAGGCATCTGCCGTAGCTGCAAGGAAGGCACTTGGCGGAGAGAAGCCAACCATCTCTGCTGCCAAGAAGAGACCACCTCGACAAAGTGCCAACAGGAATCGTAAGGCTATGCCTGCAGGAAAGGGCATTAAGACTGTAGCGGATATGATCATATCAGGTGGAAAGATTGCCGTAAAGAAGATCTCCGCCGACTACTCTAAGATGTCAAACCTTACAGATGCACAGAAGAAAGCTCTCAGCATGGAGAAGCAGCGACTTAACGCCATTGGCCAGGTTGCTGAAGAGAACGAATACTTTGGGATTATCGGTGACGCCATTGTAAAAAAGCAGATGGTAGAGCCTGAGCAGAACCGAATGCGTGCCCTATATCGACGATACGACCACTACTTTCACCCACAGACCTTCACCCTTGGGGGGGCAGACCACTGGGCAGAAGACCCAAGCGCTCGCCTGTCAGGCAGGTCTCACGTATCTGTAAATGTGCACTCGTCCTATGTGAGCATTCCGGCGTCCCTTCAGGCTGTAACTCCTATTGTCAATTATACACCGACAGGGCCTACTGAAGAAGAGCGAAAGCAAGCTACTCGACGAGAGAGATTGTTTTACGCCTGGTGGGACAACAATGACTTTGACCTTAGGCTTGAAGAGGCAACACTTCTAAAGGCACTGTACGGAACTACTGCGGCAAAAGTATACTGGGACCCTGTTCGAAAAATGCCAAGGGTTCAGATTGTTGACACACCAGAAAACCTATACCTTGGATACGGAACTTCAGACTACAGCCGGATCGATTGGGCTCTGTACAGCTACGGAGTTTCTCCTCAAGTTGCTATTGAGGACTATGGAATCAACGTTATCCCTGTAAACGATGGGAGCAAGTGGTATCCTTACACTTCAGCTAGCACGCACGATGATCCGATTGCTAGCATTTACCTGAACAGTTATCACAGAGACCCTGTGCGGTATCAGACAGCATATGACCAAATGAAGATCGAGGTTATGGACTACTGGTACAAGCACCCTACACAGCCAGGTAAGCCGGCTCTTGTCTGCAATGCCATCATCGTTGGCAACACCGTTGTCAAGAAGACTGAGCACCCTGAGATGGAAGGCGTAATCCCATACATCATCCTTCGCAACAGCATGATCCCTGGAAGCCCATACGGCAAGCCAGAGCTATACGACATTGAGCAGCTACTTCGAGAGAAGGACGAAAAGATCACAGCCCAAGCTCAGATGATTCACTCTGTAGTTGGTGGACAGATGTGGCAGCTTGTGGGTGCGGAAGCCCCTGACGAGGTCCCTGCCAATGCAATTCCAAAGCCTAATCAGGTTGCAACTCCTGGGGCAGGGAACCGTATTGAGTCAATCAATCCGTTTATCCCACAGTTCCAGGTAGAGGACTACAACAAGCGCATTGACCGCGAGCTCGCAGTAGTGTCCGGTCTTAACGACCTTCTACTTGGACTTGCTCCATCTACCGTTCTTGGGTCTAGCCGGGCAATTGCTCAGCTCATGGCGAACTACGAAGCTAGGATCAGTCCTAAGCGTAAACTTCTTTACAGCTGGGTTCAGAATGTTTGGGAGGTATGCGCCAGGATTTGGGAGAATAAGGATAAGGCAGTTGAGAATATTATTGACGGTGAATACACTATTGCTATTACCCCTCCTGAGCTGACTCCTCGAGATACGATTGAGCTTGCGCAGACTGCTATCAACCTAGTGCAGAACAGGCTCTGGTCAGCTGAGCGAGCTATGGACCGAATGGGAGTAACAGACCCAGAGGGCGAGAAGGACCTCATGCGAGATGAGCAGACAGACGCCACGCTAAATCCTGCAGCGGTGCAAACAATGGGCGCATTGATCCAGATGTTTGCTCAGATGCAGCAGCAGCCACCGCAGGCCGCACAGCAGCAGGCATCAGCCGGGCAGGCTAGCGCTATGGAGGCCATGGCAAGCCTTAACCCGCCTCAGGGAGGCCTAGAGATGCTTAACAGCCCTACTGAGGGAGCAGTCCCTCCGCAAGAGTCTCTTCCTCAAAACGCACAGGGCGGCGGAGCAGACCTGATGTCAATGTTGCAGTCAGCACAGGGCGGCGTCCCTCAGCAAGGAGAATAGAAAATGGCACGACGAGGTAGTTTCGGTCGATCTGGAACCAGCCAGAATTTAACGATGCTTGTTTACCAGCTCATGAAGCAGCAAATGACTGACGAACTTGATTCAATTTTAACTGCGTACAAAACCAACATGACAGCTGGAATGTATGAGTCTCAGTTCAATGGTCAAAACGTTGACGGAGATTTTGTAATCTCTTATTACGAATCTATGATGGCAGGATTTCCAGCCGGAAGCACTGAGTACGAGACGATCAAGTCTAAGCTGGAGTCCTTTAGGCAGCAGTACCAGACTGACATTCAGAACCTTGTAATTGACTCAATGAACAAAGGGACAAAGATTGACTTTGGCCTTCTTGGGTCTAACTTTGAAAACAAGGGCATTGACGAGGTTACCTTGTCTGACGTGCGCAACTGGGGTGATCAACAGGTAAGCCAGCTACTAGCCGATGGGGACGTTACTCAAGCCGACAAACTCAAGGGAGCTATCTTTGTTGCAGGGTTTAACGCAGAGAATGACGGCAAGGAGGCAGCTGTTAATAATGGAGATCTCAGCTATGCTTCCTGGAGCAACTGGCTTGGTAAGCAGCTAGAGGCTGCCTCTGAGGCAGGGTACGGAAAGAACAGCGAAGTGTACAGGTCTATCGTTCTTCAGCAATCCCAAGTCAATAAGCAAGCTCAGACAGAGGGGCAGAACAGCACGTATGAGAAGTACCAGAAATCAATCCACAACATCCTAAAAGGACCGGACAAGGCCGCAAAGGCTATCCTTGAAAAGTTCTTTGAGCAAAATCCAGCTGTCCGACCTCAGGTTGAGGGCCTTTGGGACAACATCGGATCGACTACCACTCCATACTATTCCATGCTGCAGTATCTAGCAGAGAACAAGAACAACGAAATGATCGGTGGTTTCTACGATTCGATCATGGCTGTTGGAGGCGGAGATGCTATGTCTGCCCTTTTCGCTGAGGCAGTAGGTGACTCAAACGAGGAATTTGCAAGGCTTCTTGATGGGGGGTTCAAGGGAGTATCAGACGCCCAAAGGGCTGACCTTCTAAGCACGTCGCTAACCGCTCGAGGAAATGGAGTATTCTTTGTTGCTAACAGCGGCATTGGTTTTAGCACCTCATCTGCTAGGGACGCTGCCACAAACTTCAGCACGTCTCTATCAAACGCAGGTGCTCAGTTCACAACGACTGCTGATGGAAGAGTAACAATCCTTGGTGGACATCCATCTGCTATCTCAGCTGCATTAACAGATTACGGAAAGAGTATTGGCGGAAGCTCTGCCTCGTCTGAGTTTAAATGGCTAACTGACTTTGGTAGCGACAGGATTGAGTCATCCCTTCTGCCAGATGAGTTCAAAAAGTTTGACACCTCTGGCGACGGATACGTTACCGGAGCTGAAATGCAAACAGGATTCTCTAGCGGATTGTTCCAAGTAAACCAGGTACAAGACCTAATGGTTAAGACTATGAACAACCTTTCTATGGCATTTATCCCTAACTCTCAAATCAATGCTGCTGCCGTTGCGAATGCATGGGTAGACGCCCAGTGGGGTAAGGCAGCTATGAAAGCTGGGTCAGTAGCTGTAGTTGGAGAAAACGGATTCACAACGATCACGGCCTGGGGAATTAAGGAAGTATCCCAGGACGCTTTGCCAACAGTAATCGATTACAATGGCGAAAAGACTATTGCATACGTTGTGCCGTCCACCATCAAAATGCCGGATGGGCAAACCGATGCGGACGCAGGGCTGTTTAACGGACTAACAGTACAGGTTTACAGGCAACAGGGGAACTATGGCCGGCCTGGCGATTTCGGGTATGGACAGTCTCTAATTAAAATTACAGGACCCATGAAGGACGCAGGAGGAAACACTCTTCCAACTACATCTGTAATCGTGCCCTATGCAATTTTTAGCAAGGCAGCAGAATACGCTGGCCTTAGCCTTAACGAAGCAAATATGTTTAGCAAAGACGGAAACGTACCGAAGAACATCACCCTTGAGTTCGACACTCAGACTATAGGATCTAATAAGGCTGACTTCTGGAACAACGTGTTTACTAACCCAAATAGTGAGTACCATATCGGGAATCTAGAAACTGTTGGAATCGGTGGAGTTAGATCTAAGGTTGCACCATCTGAATTTGGAAAGACGTATTTCTTTACAGGATCGCTGAACACTAACAACGAGCTATCCTCAGCGGCAGGCGCATCTCTTGTTAACAGGACACAGATCCAAACGTTTGCAAATAACATTGCAGTGTCCAAGGGTAAGTCAGTTCCAGACATTGACGACTACGTCGACGCTGCCATCCAATCAGTACCTGGAATTGCTTTGAACAACTCTTACACTGCTGTAAGAGATGCTCTTGCTAAGGACACTAACTTGCTAGCTCAAATCAGGTCAGCATTCCCAACACTTGGAACATCAATGCCATTGACTGGTGTAGTTAACAGCGGAGTCCAGTCTACAGGCGCAGGATTTGGGCTAGGGGGTGGTGGATTCTACGCGCCACCGGGCACACAGGTAACTAAGGGTTCTCCACTTCCAACAGCTAACTCTGGTGTAGCTTCACCTTACTCCCCATTCCTTGGTGAGGCGTTTAGGAACAGGCCTGGGATGGCCCCTGCAATTCCGGCAAAGGCTCCACAAGTAAATGCAAAAGCGGTCCCTCAGGTTAAGCCAATAAGCATTGCTACGACTAAGCCTCTGGTTGGGTCTTACGTCCCACCTAAGACTGGGACTACAGCACCTACTAAGACGACTGTTGCCGGGAATTCATCAACTGCTACAAGTGGGTTTAATTATACAAGGGGAGTTAATTAGTGCCTCAGATTTATAGTAGCTCTTCTCCTTCGGTTCCTGAACTCGACGAGCTTAAGAGTAAGGACCTTGCCCTAAACATTGACATTGGTGGAGACCAGAGGGTAAAAGACCTTAGGCCAGACGAGAGACTAGCCAGGGACCTAGGCTCTGCGGTCACTGAGACTATTGGGACCGGCATCAACTTAGCAACAAAGCTGCCGCTTATTTCAGACGTTGCAAAGGGTCTAGCAGAATCACCGATTGGATTTGTGGCTGGTAAAGCCTTTGACGCTCTTAACGTTCCAAGCTGGATGGTCCAACAGGCTGCGGCCAGGTTGCGCATAGCAGTAACTGATAGGGCCTCTCTTCCGGCAGATATTGCCAAGATGCTTAACTCAGGACAAGACGTTGGTGAAGTAGCTGATTACCTTGTAAACTCTCAGAGAGCATTTTCTAATGACAAGTCAGCGAACCTTATCTTCCAGATTCTTCTTGATCCACTAAACTTTACACCACTTGCTCTAGGTAAGGTAGGTCTACTAAAGCCTCTGTCCGCAGCCGCTGGAGCAGTTGGAGGAGGATTGGTGGGGAGCCTTCCTGGCGCAGTGGCAGGAGGAATTGCCGGGTACAAGATGGCAGGTAGGGCCAGCAAGTCCTTGGACGCAGCCCTTATTGCAGGAAAAAATACCTCTGAGCTAAGCACTGTAGAGAAGATTGTTCAAACACTTGACAAGGGGAAAGAGGGCACAGGGTACGGCCTCGACCTGAAGAACAGGGTATCAATCGGGGCAAAGAACCTAGAGCTGATTGCATCTAAGGAAAGTCAGATCGAAAGTTTGAAGCTAGAGTCAAAGACACCGATCATTGACCAGAAGATTAAAAATCTTGAGTCTGAGATTGAGGACGCTAGGATCGCAATTAAAACAAGCAAGGGCATTACAAACGGTTTCTCTACAGGATTGTACAACGGCTTCATTGGAGCCAAAGGTGCTGCCTCATCCTCGGCAAGGGCGCTAGCAGGTGCCCTTACAATCCCTTACTCAATGAAGATTGTGTCTCAGCTTGGAGGAGAACGCTTCAACCAAATGAAGGACTCAATCTCTGCCATCTTCCCAGAAGATATCAGGGGAACAGTGGAGGAGATGATCGGACGAGGTGCTTCTGAAGCTGCCGTATTTGCTACAGCAAGACTAGTTACAAAGCCAGAAACAGCTCTGGCGGATGCTGTAGCAGAGGTGACAACTAAAGGTTACTTTGAGGCTATTAGCCAGATTGGACTTGAAAAGAAGTCGGGAGTCTTTACCCCTCAAAACCTAGACAACATTGCTAACATCATGTCAGAAAACGCAAAGGCAAACACAGGCGGCATGGTCAAGACATACGGAGTGTCAGAAGGAATAAGTGGGGTATCAGAACTAAAGGATCGTATTCGGATCTTGTCACAAACCGATGAGCTCCAACTGCTTGCTCAGGGCAGGCTTGCAAATCCCTCAAAAGCTAGGCTCATGGAGTACATTGAAAACACTTACGTTGCCGGTAAGCTTGCAGAAATTGCTAAGATGCCTGGTGGAGTAGAGGCTAGAATTGCTGACATTGTAAGGTCTATCGGCGCAGAGGGAGTTGGTAAGCTAGCCGCAGAGGAAATTGAAAAAGCTGTAACCAGGCTTGCAGTAGATGTAACGTCTATGCCTAGGGTTAAAGAAATGTACATGGCCAGACTCAGGAGCATCTCAGCAGCAACCAGCACCCCATGGACAGATGCTGTTAGGGCGCAAGCTGATCAAAGCTTTGAGGTTATGTTTAGGTCACTATTTGACGAGGCCGGATATGCAAAGACAGACAACATTCAAAAGATTGCTCGACAGCTTCTTGTTCTTGACTACGCATCTTACGCCAGCTCTAACAAGATTGCATCTAGGATTAATGAGACCATTCGTCCGTTCCTCCAGGCTAGCCCCGATCCTAAGTGGGTAGAGAAAATGATTGCCCAGCATGGAGAGGACGGTTACGCTGAGCTAAAGCAGGCGGCAAGGTACATCGGTAACAATGGTGTCCAGATAGTTAGAAAGAACTCATTCCTCAGGCCTATTGCAGTTGCTTACGACAAAGTATACGAAGCAATTATGGACATAGAGTCTGGGGGCATAGACTATAGGGACGCCGTTAAGAGCCAGATTGTTGGAGAGCCTGCAGTTGCTAGGTATGTCGGTACAGAAGTAGACGTTCAGATGATGCGAAGAGAGATTAATAATCTTATTAGAAAAGCAGACGGGTCTGGAGACACTCTTGCAAAAGAAGCATTGCAGAAACTGTACAAGCTAATCAATGGCAAGGATAAGCCAGCTAACCTTGCAGAGCTTAAAAAGATGTGGGCAGATGCAGCGCTAGAGCAGTTCGAAACTATCGCAGCACAGATGGGAAGGATTACTGACCCACATAGAATCCATTCATTTATTAAAAACGGTCTTGACGAAGTAGCATCTAGCCCACTTGACGACTACGGAAAGAACGCAGTATACAAGCTAATGTCTGCTTCAGGTGTTGACCCATCAATAACGAACGCACTAAACGCATCCAGGTACATTCTTGTCCGTTCACCAAACAGGCCATACAAGACAGTATCTAAGATTGTAGAGAACCCTAACATTGACGATGTTACCAAGAGGTTGATCTACCAGCATTCTATCAAGCCATACGTAGACATGACTAGCCCTTACATCGACGAAGTCCAAGACCAGTTCTCAGGTGTATACAAGGCCAATAGGGTACAGGAATTTATGTCAAGAATGTTTGACCCTATCTCTACATCTCAGATAAATAATAATATCCGTACCCGCATGACTGCGTTTCTTGCCAGGGGCGGGATAAGCTCAGGTCACGTAGACAGGGTTATGGATGAGATTGTGTACGAAGCCATGGCCCAAGGCGTTAGCGCAAGGGGCATTGGCAAGAAGGCTGCAAAGGACGCTTTCGAAAGGGCGTTTAAGTTCCAGGACGGATTCTCTGGATACGATGAGTTTGTTAGAAGGTGGGGAGATGCAACTACAAGTAAGTCAGAGTTTTCCCCAATTGACGCACTCATGTACGCTTTCAGGGGAGACGCAAAGTATGTTGGACTCACACAGTCGGCAACAGGAAAGCTAAAAGAATGGGTCCCTGGCGTGGCTTCTATGACAGACAACTTCTACCCAAAGTACAGGTTTAAGGCTAACCCTCTTTACTGGATCCAGGAGTTTGTTGAGTCGGATTTTCTAAACGGAGCACGAGGTGTAGACAGGGAAGTTGTTAGGGCCATAGGAGCTGACGGAAGATCTCTTGGTGTGGCTGCATCTGAGCTCAAGGACCTAATGAAAGTAGGACCTGAGACCAACAGCCTTATCGATCAGGTCAGTTTCCTTACAATCTTCAGGGAGAAAGCTCTATCCAGCGCTGTCGCAGGTGACTGGAAGCTGTCTGAGCAAAGCCTGTCTCAAACACTTCGCAGAGCTGCATTTAAGGGAGAAGCGGGAGATGTACTTGTACTCCGTAAGGAGATTAGGAAGGATGCTCTGGCCCTTGACATTACATCAAAGAACTTTGCAAAAGAGCTACAGGAAAACGACATGGAGCTATGGAACGCACTTGTCAGGCACCACGGAACATCTGACTCCAGGACTATCTTTGTAAGAGAAATGGATGCAAGAAGGAGAATGTCTGATCCGGATAGGGTTCTTTCAGACATCGAGGCTTCTCGTCCTGCTGGATTTGGATGGCGTGTAATGCCTGACAGAAGCGGACAGGTTATGGCAGAGGCGAAAGCTGACCTGTTCGGTGAGGTATTTGACATTGAGCTTGGAAGGATTGCTCAGGCAGATATGAATGTTCTTGTTAACGGAGTTCTAAGCAACCCATCTGCAATGATTAATGATATTGATATCACTCACTCACGTCTATTCGACGCAGGATATGACATGAGCATAGGGAACTTGGCTAACGAATTTGAAGGACTCAAGAGATTCCTTTACACAGTCCAAGACACACAGGTAAAACACCCTGGGTGGGTTGCCCAGAAGGCTGACCAGATTCCATCCCAGCTTAGGGCCAAGCTTATGAACATAAGGAGTTCTTTCAAGAAGATTGACGAGTACAAAATTATGGCAAACTACCGCAAGTCAGTAATCGATGAGATGCTCCTTGCTATGGGTAGCTCAAGGTCTAAGATCGGGAAGCTTTCTTTTGAAGGATCTAGGATCGCTGAAGCTCTTGCTCTAGGTCACGGATATGGACCGGAGATCGCAGAGATTGCTACTATCGCTCAGAGGATTGTTGACTCAGTCCAGGCACCGCTAAGGAACTTTGGAGAATACGAAACGCAGATCCGAAGGATGGCGCGAGAGGCAGTTGAATCTAACCCAGACATTGTTAGGGCTCTAGACGATGCAAGCTACAAGCTTGTTGTAACTCACGGAACAGAGGAGAGGGTTTACAGAGGGGTTCAGTATAGCTACGAAAAAGCTTTAAAGCAAGCCAACATTACTACATACGCAAACCCAGATCGCTCATTCTTTGAGCGCTCAATAAACCACCCATTCCTTGGGTTCTATCCATACAGCTATATGTTCAAGAAGATTCTTCCTGAGATGGTTGAGTTCCTTTTCAAGAGGCCGTTTGGCGCAGAGGCCCCCGGCGCCGGGTACCAAGCATATATGCATGTCAGGGAATACGTTGAGAACGAACTTGAAACAGACTACGGTCTAAGGAAGATGTTGCAGGACAACGAGCAAGTTGCATTCCTGGTATCTCAGTTGTTCCCCGGAGTTCCGTGGGATATCACAGCCCTCCCGCCTGCATGGTCGAGGGCAATTGTACTCAGCGCTTCAGGGAGAGATAAGGATTATCAAATCCTTTCAGACCTCGTGGGGCGTGACGTTCTGGGCAATCTCGACCAGTACGGTCCATTGAAGGTGATGGCCAACACAGTTGGCGCATCGCAGCAAATCGTGGATAATTTATCGGGAGCGAATGAGGTTGATCCTGCCAGCGGTTTAGGTATCGCTCGTGGGCCTAACTTCGATATTTATGGAGGACGAAGATGACCGACGAAGTCGTGAATCAAAACGCCCAGGAGTCGCAGGAAGCTGTCACTCAGGACGATAACGATATCACCACTTGGAAGAAGCGTCTGGCTGGTAAGGACCAAGCTCTGACATCTACCAAGAAGCAGTTGGATGAGCTTAAGTCTGAATACGAAAAGGTGCAAACCTGGAAGCTTCAGATGGAAGAGGCCAGTCTAACTGAGTTCGAACGCGCTCAACGAAAGATTGAGACGTTGGAAAAGGAACTACGTTCTACTAGGGAAGCTGAGACAAAGTCTCGTCTCGCTAAGGATTACCCCAACTATGTCCAGTGGCAAGAGAAGGCTGCGGAGCTTACCGATGAAGATCGGGCACGCGAATTTGAGGCCCTGGTCAAGGCTGGTGGAAAGACTCCTGATGAGTCCGTAGATCCAAATAAGCCTGCCAAGTCTTCACCGACTGCGGCAGGGAAGAGAAGTGCCAATGAGATTGTTAAGGACATCGCTGCCCTTGGCAATCCATGGGGCGAGTAATAAAGGAGTAATATAATGGCTACGCAGACGCGTGCGACGCTCGATTCGGGCAGCTCAAACGCTTATTCTGCGCTCATTACGGAGCTCGTAGCTCAGCAGGCTCAGGAGAACCTGCGCGACCGTTTGGTCCATGCAATGCCGGGTAACTACACGGCAGGGCGTTTCCAGAAGGGCAGCAACGAGATTCGTTATGCGCGTTACCCAGACCTCACGCCGCTTGGCGTGGGCGATGAACTCACCGAGGCAGGCGCCCCGGCTGAGTATGACCTCACGATCACGACTGAGTCCTTCGTGCCTAAGCAGTACGGTAAGGTTCTCAAGATTTCAGACCTTGCGCAGCTCGACAGTCCGCATGACCTGATCTCTATCGCTTCCGAGCGTCTCGCTCGTGTTGCGACTGAGTCGATGGACAAGATTATTCGTGACGTCATCGCCCAGGGTACTAACGTTCGTTATGTGGCTGGTCGTGCATCGCGTTCACTTGTCCAGTCCACCGACAAGCTGACTGGCCTAGAGGTCAAGCAGACTGTTGCTAAGCTCAAGGCTGCAAACATTCCAACGTTTGCTGACGGTTTCTATCGCGCAATCATCCATCCTTCGGTCGAGTTTGACCTTATGACGGATACCAGCGCGAACGGTTTCCTCGAAGCCTCGAAGTACACCAAGACGCTCGACCTTCTCAACGGAGAGATCGGCGCGTACGCTGGTGTTCGCTTCCTGGTTTCGCCAACGGCTAAGACGTTCACTGGTGGTGTCGGCGGGGCCCTCACTATCCACTCGTCTTACTTCTTTGGTCCGGACTCGTACATCGTCGGTGACAGCCAGACCCTCCAGAGCTACTTCGTGGCTCCTGGTGGCGACCACAGCGATCCAATTTCGCAGATCGCTGTACTTGGCTTCAAGATGCGCTTCGGTGCAATCCTCCGTGGCGAGGGCACGACCGGTGAGTTCGATGGTAGCAATACCTCGACTGGCCAGCCGCGCTACATCCGCGTGGAGTCAGTTGCTTCGACGCTCTAAGAGTTAGATAGCTTCGGGGAGGGGCTTCGGCCCCTCCCCCTAGCAACAGGAGATCACATGGCAACTACACTAAGCGCACTAAGGACACTAGTACGTCGGGATCTACGTGACTCCGGCGCTACCCCAACGTGGTCGACTGATGAGCTCAACGACATGATCAAGTGGGGTACGCAGGAAGTCTCCAGGGTCCGCCCACAGGAGACATATGAAACCGCATCCTATACTGCTCCGGCTGTCGGGGCTTTCTTCACTATTGACACACTCACGCTGGACGCGGTCTATCGCGTGGATGCTTATAACTCTGCTGGCAAGCTCCTGCTTACGGTACCTTTCTCACAGGTTAGCGAAGCTAACGGTGGATGGGACTTCATTGATGGAAAGCTGCACATGCCACAGTATTTCGTACTGCCTAACAACTGTACACTGCGGGTGTTTGGATACAAGCACTATACCCAGCCCACGACTGACGCGTCCTCTATCGAGCTCGACG